AATTTCCTTGGCAAAATCATACTCTCCTGGAGCACAATCTCCTCCTGGGGCAAAGTAAAAATCAAAGTAAGCCACACGCTGTGGTGGTGCTGTCTTGTTCTTTAGACTGCGAACTTTGATGACCTGACCAATACGGGTCTTGTTACCACTAGGACCAATCTCAATCCACTCGTCTCTACGTACTTCACAACGAGTAAAGAAGGCATAGTTCTTACCCTCTCCACCAGGAGTAGTACGAGGGTCTCCGTGCATTACGCCAATCTTCATACGGTATTGATTTATAACAATGCCAAGTACAGCACGTTCATCTTCTACCAAACTTCTTTTGATGGCTGAACCAACAACTCTAAAGAACTTATTGGTGAGCAAGGCTCCACGACCTACAGTCATCTCATCCATGTTCTTTTCCATTTCAGGAGCAGGTGAGAGTGCTGGCAAAGAGTCAATAACAATTGCATCTACAGCCTTAGATTCAGCAAACGCAATTACTGCGTCATACGCTTCTTCCATAATGTTGGTTTCAATAACAATTACACGGCTTGTATCTACCCCACACATTTCTGCATATTCAGGAACCCACTGCTCTGCAGCAACCCACACGGTTGTGTGTTCAGGGTCTAACTTTTGATTAGCAGCAATTGTTTTTAATGCTACTGCGGTTTTTCCGTGTGAGGATTCTCCGATGAGTTCGTTCCATTGGTTTCCAGGAAATCCTCCTCCAAGGACGTAATCCAACGTAGTAGAACCGCTGGTAATACGAGGAATAAGGTCAGCCCGAATATCGGAACCGACCACAACAACATTTTCCCCAAACCTTTTATTGAGTTGTGCTGCGACTTTTCGTGCTTCGTCATTTATCATCCGTCAATTCTTCCTATGATGCCTTGTGGATTCCAGTTGCTAGTAGCATCATTTCCAATAGAGGACTTTGTTGTTCCTTCAACTTTTGCACCAGTTAATGCTCCGTACTTAGAACCAGATTGATTAATTGGGTATCCACAGTCGTAACAACGTGGTGCTGTGTTTTGTACTGCCATGTAATTATTGGAATTACATTCAGGACAACTTTGTGTTTGTTGAGCACTTCCAATTCGCAAATTAGATTGCTGTTGTGGTTGTGGTGGTTCAAATCGTGTCATCGGTTGTTGAGAAGGTGGCATCGGAGGAGATACGTCCTGTCGTTGTGCAGGAGCATTTCCCTGCAATTGTTTTGCCCACCAATCTGCACTGCTCATCGTGGCCTCCTAGGTCCAACCGTTAATAGGTTTAAATCTACCATCTGTGAAATAGACCCTAGCACAGCACCAAGCATCATCTGATGATTGTGGGTAACCATGCGTGTCCACACTTCTTCTGGAACCTGACTTAAATCTCCTGAAATGTTTGTTTTTTCTAACTCCATGTTGGACTTAGCAATTGCAAACGTTTGAGCAACAATCAGTGGGGTTAGATGTTCAACCCGTCTAAGTCGTCTATCACTTGCTGCCTGTTCCATTTTGGCAACCTCGTCACTAACCATGGTTGTTCCAGATAACACACTTAAAGCAAATGCGTCTTTAAATTGAGCATCTAAATACAAACCACGAATACGTGCCATAACTTCAGTGGTCAACTCATCTAGTGTTAACTCATGGTCTTTCTTCTTTTTCTTAAACCATCTCACTTGGCTTCTCCCCACTTTTGTACAACGTATGTTTCTGCAATCAGAGGCACAATCATGTCTGGAAGTTTAACACCTTCCATTGACGACTTAATTGCTGCAGCAGTCTCTTCAACTAGGTGGTCTGGAGTAATGGTTACAAGTTCATCGTGAACTGTAAGAAGGACATTTACTTCTGGCTCATCAACAAAACAAGAGTGTGCTCTAACCATAGCCAACTTAATTAAATCAGCAGCAGACCCTTGAATAACCGTGTTAAAGGCTTGTCGTTCTGCTCGTGACTTTTGTCCTAGGTCTTTGTTTAGTAACTCAGGAATATAACGTCGACGACCTAAAACTGTAGACACGTACGGCAGAGGTCTTTGTTGACGAGCAAGACGAATTACTCGTTCTCTGTAATTATTTACAGATGAGAACGAGTCATTAAATCGGTCCATCAACTGATGAGATTCTTTGACTGTACAACCAATCTGGTCTGCAATCTTTTCTGGACCAATGCCATAAGCAATAGCCAGTACAAGAACCTTTCCTGCTTTACGGTCTACACCCATACTTGTTCCAATAGTTGTGTAGATGTCTCCGCCTTCTAGGTAGTTGTTAACCATCTGTGGGTCACGAGAAAACGACGCAATAATTCTTGGTTCAATCTGTGAATAGTCAGCAACTACTAACTTGTACCCAGGAGGTGCAATAAACAAATTACGGATTAACTTGCCGTATTCACCACCGTTAGGAATGTTTTGTAAGTTTGGCTCGCTACTAGAAAAACGACCAGTCTCAGCACCATGCGATTTAAAGTTAGTGTGTACCTTGCCGTTTACTAACAAACTCTGTCGTTCTGTAGTTTTTGATTTACCTGCTGTAGTGCGTGTAACTGAACCGCCTGTGTATGGAGTTACATAGGTTGTCATAATTTTGTTTAAGTCTTGGTACTTCATGATTGCTCCCACTAAAGGGTCTTTCTCACGGTAATACTCAAGTGCTTCTGCACTTACAGAATAATGTTGAGGACCAACCTCAACCCCACTCTTGACTGCTTCTAATCCTTTGGGTGTAAGTGCAATCTTAATTGTCTTGTTAGGTCGAATACCTCTACCACCCTCTGACTTTGGAGTGAAGAGAATGTTTTGTTTTTCAGGTATTGAGTTCATGTGAAACTCTTTACCTGCAAGTTTGTAGGCTTCCGCAGTTACTTTAACAAGGTCCTTATCAATCTGCTTACGAAGGCTTTCAAGTTCTTCTTCATCAATAGTTGCACCCGCTAACTCCATATCAGCAAGTACAAGCATGAGGTCCATTTCTAAACGCCAAACAGTGAGCATCTCTCGTTCTTTAATGCGTTGGTCATATACCTTGTACAACTTCCAAGTTGATTCAGCATCAATGGCTGCATATTTAGCAACCTCACTAAACGAGTGTCGTTCAACTGCTTTACCTACACCCTTAACAACAACTAGTCCTAATTCTCTCTCAGCACAGGCTGCAAGTCCTAAATTGTTTTTGGTTCGGTTATCTAAAATAAATGAAGCCATCATTGTGTCAAAGTACGGCTTTGGACAAACTACTCCTCGGTAGTACTTAGCAATTGCTTTGAGGTCAAACTTGATGTTGTGTCCAACTTTTGTTTTGTCACTAAACAATAAAGGCTTGAGTGCTTTAAACACATCCCCTGGGAGTAACTGTTGAGGTGCTGTGTCGAATACTGGTGTCCAGTTATCTTCACGTTTTGAATAGTCTTGTTCACGAACTTCTTTTCCTTCCGCTAAACGCTTTTCTCCAGAAGCAAGCAACGGCTTGTCGTGATGCAAAAACTCACCGTTTGGGTGACCCATTGGTATAACGTCAACACGTCCTTCTGTAGCAAAGGCAATCCAAGTAACTTCGTTAAGAAGTGGATGCAACCTTGAGAAGTCATCTGGACCTACGGTTTCAACGTCAAATGCAAAAGCAGGTTGTTCTAAATAAGCATTAACCATTTCTGTCAATGCTTCTTTTGTAGTAATGATATTCATAATGCTCCTTTTATAGTGTGGTGGGTTAGCGGAATCCGCATACTGCTAACCCACCACGTGGGACTAATCGCTAATGGGGGTTAAGCGATTGAACGAGCAATCTCAAGTAATTCGGAACGAGGTGTATCCCAAATTACTTCAGGGCTAAATGACTCAGCCGATGCTACGAGTTCCTCAACCTGAGCAAGGTCAAGGTCCCAATCTTCCATAAGGTCTGTTCCACGAACACGCTCTAATGAGTACGTTGTCTGTGGACCAGTTCCTGAACGTGAGATTGAATAATAAAACTTATTCAACGGTCCACGCTTAGGGTCTTCGTGTGCTGCCTTAATCTGACGGAACAAAGTTGGTGGAGCAGTCATAATCATTGTCTTCTTCTCTTCTGATGAAAGAACAAGAACAGTGAAAGCAAACTTGCCACGTGGCTTATCTCCTAAAAGGTCGCATAGTGGGCAACCCTCTGGGTCAGAATCTGCAAGACAAACAAATGAACGCTTACCTGACGAACGGTCAATCCAATGCTGTTCGTAACTACGGAAAGGTCCGTCACCAATAAACTTGATGAGTTGTGATTCTTCTGTGAACTTAAAGTCATTTGGATATTCGCCGTCTTTAACGGTTGACTTTAAGATTTTACTTGCTGCATCCCATCCAGCCTGAACTGTTGTTCCGACCTTTGGTGTTGCGTTTTCGTCATCTGCATCCAAATAAACATCTGCATTGACTGATGGTTGTGTGATAGGCATTTTTCTTCTTTCGGTAATGAGGCTTTCGCACTCGGTTGGTTGTGAGGTATTAACTCTCGTTAGCAGTCTGGTCTTTCCATCTTGAAAGAATCGCAATGGT